ATAGTTATAATGGTAGTTTTACACAACGTAGAGCTGTCATATATACACTTACATTTACTGCTAAAACTTATCTATTTGGACCAGCACAAACTCAAAAGGTTATCAAAGAAGTACAATCAGATATACATACTAATCCAACAACAGCTGGTACAGGAAGTGAAAGTAGAGAGGTAAGAATAGTAATAACACCTAATCCAACTTCGGCCGACGCTGATGATGATTTTGGATTTACAACAACCATAACGGATTTTAATGATGCAAAAAATTATAATCCGACAACGGATTCAGATGAATAAATATATAAATATAAAGAGAGAAAACAACTATGGCTTTAAGTAAAATAAATTCGAGAGCAATAACAGACTTATCAGTAAGTGCTGATGATTTAGCTTCAGGTTCAATAACAACTGCTAAACTAGGAGCTGATGCTGTAACAAACGCAAAAATAGCAGATGACCAAATAGATTCAGAACACTATGTAGATGGATCAATTGACACAGCTCATATAAGTAATAGTGCTGTAACAAAAGACAAAATTGACTCAACAGTTGCTTCGACAGGAAAGTCTATTGCTATGAGTTTAGTTTTTGGATAAAAAATATTGTAAAAGGAAAATAAAATGGCAAACCCAAATATAGTAAATGTAAGTTCAATTTTAGGTAAAACAGATACGTTTGCCTTAACTACGACTTTAACAACTACACTTTTAACTTGTGCGTCAGATAAAGTTTATAAAATTAATTCTATAATGATTGCTAACGTTGACGGTTCAAATGCTGCTGATGTTACAATCGCATATAACGATCAATCAAACACAAGAGCAATAGCAAGCACTATTTCAGTACCTGCTGATGCTACACTTTCTGTGATAGATAAAAACAATAGCTTTTATTTAGAAGAAGGTGATTCGATTGAAGGCGGTGCAAGTGCAGATAATGATTTAGTTTGTTTAATATCGTATGAAATTTTAGATGATGCTTAATTCTTGCTTGTAAAAGAATAAAAATTAAAAAAATAGGAAAAATTAAATGGCTCATTTTGCTAAATTAGATGAAAATAATATAGTAGTTGATATAAGAGTTATTAATGATTCTGACGTTGAAGCAAACGGCGGAGATAGATCAACTTTGGCCGAACAATGGGTATCGGCAAATTTTGGTGGAGGCACTTGGAAACAAGTTTCTTATAATACCAAACACGGAAACTATTATGATCCAAACACAGGAGAATTAGGTTCCGATCAAACTAAAGCTTATAGAATGAATTATCCTGGAATTGGTTGTCATTATATTCCCTCTTTAGATGGATTTACTGCAGGTAAAAAACCTTTTGATTCTTGGACAGTTAAAGAAGATACTTGTACTTGGAAACCACCTGTTGCTTTTCCTACAATCACCACAACTGGCACAACATTAGTAAGTCCAGAAGGTGTTAGTTATGAACAGCCTTATGTTTATGATTGGGATGAAGATAATCAAAGATGGACAGCTTTCACTTCAGATGAAAATGGTGTATTACAAAATAATTACATATGGAATCCAACAAGTTTACAATGGGAGGTAGACAATGGCTAGATCGAATGGCGGAGTTATTGGAGTTCAAAATGATCCTCTTACAGAATTAGTTACAGATTTTACAGGACCTGGTACTTTTACATCCAGACCCACTACAGCAAATGTAGGTGTTTTAGTAATCGCTGGAGGCGGTGGTGGAGGAAATGGTAGTCCAACTAAAGGAGGAGGCGCAGGAGCTGGAGGTTTAGTTTTAGTTCCATCTTTAAACATAGGTGGGGGAACTTCTATTCCTATCTCTATTGGTGGTGGAGGAGGATCATCTGCTATTGGTGGAGATACAACATTTGGATCTTCTCCACAACCTTACTATCTAATTGCAAAAGGTGGCGGAGGTGGAGGTGATATGACAAGAGGAGCTGGCGATCAAGGTGGATCTTCAGGAGGCAGTGCTGGACCTATGTCTGGAGCTTCTGTAGGACCCGATCCCGCTGCTGGCTCACAACCTACTCAACCTGGAAATTCAGGAACTTTTGGTCACGGAAATAAAGGTGGTTATCGAGCAAGTGCTACACCTTCAGGAAACACTGGAGGTAACGGTGGCGGAGGTGCTGGTGCTGCTGGAACTGAAGCCGGTCCTGGAGGCGGTAACTACGGCGGTGGTAATGGCGGTAACGGTTATGATGTTAAACCTGTTTTTGGACCATCGCAACCTTTTTATTTACCTGCTCCAAGTGGACAAGATGGTTTTTTTGCTGGAGGCGGTGGCGGAGGACCTGCTACACCTTATCCTCCAAATGCTAGAGGAAATGGTGGAGTAGGAGGTGGTAATCCTGCAAATCCAGAAGTTCCAGGGCTTAGAAATCCAGGACCTGCTGGAGTAGCAAATTCTGGTGGAGGAGGTGGTACATCACCTTCAGGTAGATCAGGTGGATCTGGAAGAGTTAGTGTTATTGAATCAGGCGGAGCTTCTGGAGTATGGTCTTTACAAGATCAATATGCTGCTAGAAAAGCAGGAAATTGGCCTACATAAGATATTAAAATTTAAAACACATTTATACAATTTGTATATATAATGTACAGGTGAAATTATGAATCTTAAATATAGTTATTGGTACTTCAAGTCAGCTTTGCCTAGTCACTTTTGTGACAAAATAATCAAATATGGAAATTCTAAAAAAGAACAACTTGGAATTACTGGAGGTTTAATAAGAGGTAAAGAAAAGCCAGTAATAAATGAAGAAGATTTAAATGAAGAACAATTAAATAATTTACAAAAAAGAAGAAAATCAAATGTGGTTTGGTTAGATGAAAAATGGTTATTTAAATATTTACATCATTACCTATATACGGCTAATATAAACGCAGGCTGGAATTTTCAATGGGATCAGTCCGAGAGTATTCAATTTACAAAATATAAATTAAATCAATTTTATGACTGGCATTTAGATTCTTGGAAAGAACCTTATGGAGAAGATCAACCACCTTTTTTAAGAGGTAAAATTAGAAAATTATCTATGACTTGTTGTTTAACAGGTCCTGAAAGTTATGAGGGTGGCGAATTTGAATTTAGATTTACTGATGATGAAGGTAAAACAGTAGATAAAGTTTGTAAAGAAATAATACCAAAAGGATCTATTGTTGTTTTTCCCTCATTTATTCATCATAGAGTTAAACCTGTAACAAAAGGAACTAGATACTCTTTAGTTATGTGGAGTTGTGGAGAACCTTTTAAATGAGTTTTTATTTTTTAACAGGTATTCCTAGAGCAGGCAACACAATATTATCTAGTGTTTTTAACCAACATCCTCACGCAAAAATAACTGCTTATAGTGTTTTGCCTTTATTAATTAATAATATTTTATTAACAAAAGATAATGATAGATTTAAAAATTTTCCTGATTTTAAAGGTATAGATAATATAATAGATAACATATTTATAAATTATTATAAACATTATAATTGTAAAACTATAATTGATAGAGCGGCTTGGGGTTTTCATTTAGAAATATTGGAACATATGCCAGTTAATAATAAATTTATAATATTACACAGACCTTTATTGGAAGTTTTAGCTTCTTTTGTAAGAGTGGAAAAACCAACAGATGTTGTTAAGTATTGTGATGATTTATTATTAAAACAATCAATTTTATCAGACGCTTTAACATCAACTCAAAAAATTATAGATAGTAAAAAAGAATACTTATTAATAACATATGATGATTTAATTAAAGATATATGCGGTTGTATTAAAAAAATATGTGAATTTGTGAATATTGATTATATAAAACCAGATTTAAATAATATCACACAACTAAAAATCAATAACGTGGAATATGATGATAATGTATTGTCAGGAAATTTTCATAGCATAAGAACAGAAAAAATTGTAAAAAATAAAAACAATATAGAAGATTTTTTACCGAAAAGGGTCATAGACAAATATAGAAACTTTGATATAAACTTTAACTAGAAGAAATAAAATGAATTTTAAAGAACAAAAATACACAATAATTAAATCTGCTATATCAAAAGAGTTAGCTGATTTTGCCTATCAATATTTTTTATTAAAAAGAAAAGTTGCAAGAACTCTATTTGATAATAATTGGATTCCCCCATTTGAAACAATGTTAGGTGTTTGGAATGATTCACAAGTACCTGAAACTTATTCTCACTATGGTGACATATTAATGGAAACTTTATTAGAAAAAGTAAAACCCATAATGGAAGAAAAAACAGGATTAAAATTATTACCTACTTATGCTTATGCCAGAATATACAAAAAAGATGATGTACTTCATAGACACAAAGATAGACTGTCTTGTGAAATATCTACCACAATGAATTTAGGTGGGGATAATTGGCCGATTTATTTAGAACCTGATGAAACTAAAGGAAGTCACGGTAAAGATGGTGTTTATAAATCAGATAACACACCTGGTATAAAAGTTGATTTAGAACCAGGAGATATGTTAGTTTATTCTGGTTGTATATTAGAACATTGGAGAGAAAAATTTGAAGGAGATAATTGTGGTCAGGTGTTTCTTCATTATAATAATATAGAAACTCAAGGTGAAAATAACAAATATGATGGACGACCTCATTTAGGTTTACCTGCTGATTTTAAAAATGTCTAATTTTATATATCAATTTAATATAGATAAATCAATTTGTAACGAATTAATTAAATATCATTTAAATAGCACAGAAAAAGTTCCTGGACGTATAACAGGAAATAAAATAGATAAAAATGTAAAAGATTCAATTGATCTTTGTATCTATCCTGATAGTGAAATTTCTTTTGTAAAAGATTATTATAAAGAATTAGAAAAAGGATTACTTCAATATTATGATTTACATTTTATTTTAAAAGAAAAAATGAGTGTACAAACAAAAGAACCTTTTATAATACAACATTATTATCCTGGAGGAGGTTTTAAAACTTGGCATTTTGAAAGATCGGATTTAGGAGAACCCATAATTACTAGAACTTTAGTGTTTATGACATATTTAAATGATGTGACCGATCAAGGTGAAACTGAATGGTATTTTCAAAAAGTAAAAATAAAACCTAAAAAAGGATTGTCGGTTATATGGCCAGCAGATTGGACACACACTCATAGAGGCATACCATCTCCTACCGAAGAAAAATATATTGCAACTGGTTGGTTTAATATGGTGTAACACAGTTTTAAATATTCTATAAATAGTATTATGAGTAAATTAGAAGATAAAGTAAATGAGATTCTTGGTATAGATAAACCTGAAACTAAAGAATTAGTTAAACAGGATTTTAAACCTGTAGTTCCACGAAAAGAAAATAAAGAATCACCAGACGTAGATAACGACTACAAATATAGTAGAGAAAACTATTACAATCTTATAGAAAGAGGACAAGAAGCCATAGAAGGCATACTTGATGTTGCCAGAGAAGGCCAACATCCGAGAGCTTACGAGGTGGCTGGTGCCTTAATTAAAAACGTTGCGGACACCGTAGATAAACTACAAGACTTACAAAAGAAACTTAAAGACTTAAAAGAGTTACCTAAAACGGCAAGTGCTAATATTAAAAACGCATTATTTGTTGGATCAACTGCTGAATTACAAAAGATGTTAAAAAATGAAAATACTAAAAGCAAAACGATCACACCCGAAGAAGACGATACTGAAGATAAGTGATTTAGATTATATTAAATACTATGAAGAAAATGGTATTTACTTACAAGACTTATCAAAGGATTTTGAAATGGTTGAACCCATAGAAATAAATCAATATACAATATCTGAAACTCCTAGATATGGAGCTAACGGCCAACAATATAAAGAAAAAAAGTTTTCTGTTGTAAAAGGAAATCAAAGAGTTAC